AAGCTCACGAGGCCATGGATGCGTTAATCATAGAACTTCAGAGCTCCAGGGAAACAGCAGTAAGGATTCCACATACATATGAGAACAAGAATCAGCTGGCCCAGACCTTCGGAGTAACAAGGCAGTGCGTAAGCAACTGGTATCCGGAATTCGAAGAGGTGGTGAAAACCGGAAGATATGGTGCTTATGCAATTCTAGATAATCAAACGAATGTGGCGGCATTCGCAGACTTTGTCAAATACAGAAAATGGTTCAAGGACGCAAGCTTAAAGAAGCATGTACCAATGTTCAAGTTACATGAAGCGATTAATGTAATTATTCCTGAGACAGTAGCTCAGTGAAAGGAGAAGGGAGAAATGAAAAGAAGAACTAAAATGCTCCTTCGGTATGTAGCGGCACCGATTGCAGCAGGATTAGTAGTTGGTTCAATTACAAGTCAGCTCACGATGAATTATCTAGATCAAAAGCTGGAACAAATGGTGGTAGATACACCACCGAACACTAAGGCAGGGGTATTTGAAGCGGTTTCTGCAATCGAAAAGAACGCAGCAGCTCCTTATCAGGTAATAGAAATCACAGCCCCCCCCTGTGGCGACATCACAGATGAATGAAGATCCGGCAGGATTGGACTTCACTGACGAGGAAAGCCAAATGCTCCTCAAACTGGCAATGGCGGAGGCCGAAGACCAGGGAGTGATAGGAAAAGCCTTAGTGATGAGAGTTGTTAAGAATCGAAAAGATTCAGAAGCATTTCCTAATACCATCGAGGATGTCATATTCGAGCCAAAGCAATTCAGCCCGGTCTGGGACGGTAGATATGACGAGGCGGTACCCGATGAAGAATGCTATGAAGCTTTAGAACTGGTTCTTAATTACTGGGATGGTTCTAATGGAGCTCTTTATTTTGAAGCTGATTGGAATGAAGAGACATGGCATAAAGACAACCTTCAGGAACTGTTCAAATATGGGAATGTCACATTCTACAAATAAAGGGAAATAAGGGAGATTAAAAAAATGGAATTGGGAGAAGTATCTTGCCAGTCGGCACTAATTTCAGACTCAAAAATAGAAAAAGAAAAAGGCCAGTGAACTAAGTCACTAGCCAATGTTCCGTGGAACTAATTCAACTAAAAATAGTATACCACGGGATGTCTAAAAACGCAACAAAATCAAGGGTTATAACCCTTTTTAGTAACAGTATAAAAATATTAAAGTTAGGACATTTACCTATGGCATACGTACATGACGAATATATATTTCCTGACTCAATTGAGAATGAATATAAATGGGCCGGTAAGTATGGAGCAAGAGGAGAGAAGCGAGGCTCCAGGGAAAAAGCAACACCTGAGACAATCCAAAAACAGAATCAAAGGAACCGAGAAAAGAAGTACCGAAGAAAAGTGAAGCAGAATTTTCATAAAGGAGACCTGTGGAGCACATTTCTTTATCCAGCAGGTACGAGAAAGACGGTCAAAGAGGTACAGAAGGATATGTCTGACCTGCTCAAAACATTGAGAAGGGAATACAAGAAATCAAACACAACCTTTAAATGGATATACCGAATAGAGATAGGCAAGAACGGAGGCGTTCATGTCCACATGATATCAAGTCAACTTGAAGGCATCGATATGATCATGCAGGACAGATGGCATGACATTACGGATGGCCGTGTCTCCTATGAACGATTCAAGGGTGACGAAGAGTCGGCCTGCAATATTGGCAACTACATTACCAAGTTGTTGACAGAGCAGCACCAAAAGAAATGCGAGGAGCTTGGACTTGATCCAAAGGAATTCACCAAGATATCCTCCAGCCGCAATTTGGATGAGCCTATCCACATCAGAAAACAGTATTCTCACTGGACTATGAAAAGAATAGTTGAGACACAGATGCCTGAAGCCCGTGAAGGATACGTTATTGATAAAGATTCAGTGTACTTTGGCACCAATCCATTCACAGGCCTGTCATACCTGTACTACACGGAATTGAAAGGAGGTGGTGATGGATGAGAGCAGAAGTGTGCATTGAGTCTGGCATCACATCAGCTGTGAAGCCTAAAGACGGATATGGCGGTTTTATCATAAGACAAGACGGACAAGAAAAGGTTGTTATAGGGACAATTTCACAGGCAAACGACAAATACTCAAATTTGCGAGTCCTCAAAAACGCGCTAACACGCATCTTGCCTCAATGCGATGAGGTTTTAATACACACATCAAGCGAATATATATATTTTAATTTGATTTCCACGAATTTGCTTCAATGGGAGAGCAACTCGTGGAAGACATCAAAAGGAGCTGATATTCAGTATAAAGAGGACTGGAAAATTGTCGCAGATTGTCTTAGAGATAAAAAAATGTATATCAAGCTACATGAAGAATATAAAGGCAAAGAGTATCTAAGAAGTGCAATCAAGGAAAAAATGAAAAAAGCCAAAATTGCACCGGTGCAAGCGAATGGATGAGAGAAGAAGAGCAATATCTGATTATTTTAATAAGCTGGACGAGGCCAGAAAAAAAAGAACCAACATTACGACATTATTGCAAGAAAACACTTGAGGCCAACATCATCAAAATCTACAGAGGCGATGATGTAGTCATCAAAGTTGAAGAAGAGGATGAAGCAACAGCTTACAGACAGGCTCAAAGCAGGCTAGAAAGCCTCATGAGATAGAAAAACAAGACGTTGAAAGGAGTAATCAAAATGTTTGACAAATTTGGAGAATTTGACAGCGCTGAAGAATTAAATCGTGCAGCAGCTGCTCAAAAGAAAGAAGGAGACGAAGAAGCTCTAGTCGGCCTGGCATTAGAAAACGGCATCGATAGAGAAGATGCTGAAGACTACATGGACGACTGCGTTGACGAGCTTGTAACACCTTTGAGTGCAGCAGTAGGAAAACTCAAAGTGGAGCAAGAATACCTAGGACTTGGAGGCGTTCTGAGTGACTGGGCGGATGAAGTGAGAGCTGAATGCATCACAAACCAGTCATTGGCCAGAGCGGTCCGTTCCAAGTCAAAAAGCTTAGCCGGATACATCGGCTTGCTTGCAGAAGAAGGCTTCAAGAACAAGGTTATCGTCCACACAGATATTGTGGAACATGCACCCGAGGTCAAGAAGTTCCTTCATGGACACGAATTCAGTATAGGAGTGCCAGACAAGACAACTCGCTTTAACATCATGCGCACCTACTACCTAGGATAGGAGGCCGCCATGATTGTATTCAAAGGGACCACAGGAGACATGAAGTCCACCTATGGCGGAAACACAGACAATGCATTCGAGCCTGGCAAATCCTATCAGGTTGAAAACAAGGATAAGCTCATCAAGACGGTATCGTATGGCTATCACGCATATGAATACCCACTGAAATGCCTTAGCTACTACCCACTGAATGGCAAAAACAAGATATGGAAGTGTAGAGCATACGGCAATATAGACGAGGACGACGATGGCAAGGTGGCGAGTGAAAAGATTGAGTGGCTTGAAGAACTCTCAGTATACGAGCTGGCTATTGCAGCAGTCAGCTATATCACATGCCATCCAAATCGAGACGACTGGGAAGTGCATTATCACAATGTGGTAGCAGCAAGAGACGAAGCTGAAATCAATACATCACTGGGGATAGTTATTGTCAGGGGTGAGCATCCTAAGGCAAGAGCCCCAAAAGGAGCTGTGATTGCACTCATCACAGAGCTTGAAGGACACATCATCAGCTCGAAAGTGATAACAGTGCCACCACAATTTGATAACAAGTGGATTCAACTTAGGGGGTAACAATGAAAAAGAAATTAGTGGAACTAAATCCTCCGAAACCAACAAGAAAAAAAGACTGCATTACGGTGCAGTATCTAGAGTCTGAAATTTTAGTACTTAACTTCTACAAAGATAGAACTTTAATAGCAAGACATTGCTTCAATACCAACACATCAGAGTATGCCACATTGCAGCAGGATGAATGGTCGCAAACTCCAATAGAGAATCTGTTTGGATGCGGAGATAGATGGGGGTGCTATTACGGCCATTACATCCGTTCAGACCTAATTAAGAAAATCAACATGGACAAGTCCGACTGGGACTTAATCATGAGAGTAGTTCCATCTGAACATTGTTCTGATCCAATCAATGCAATAAGCGATGCTGAATCAGACCGCAGGTGGAAACAAAACATTACTCGAGAGAGCAATAAGCAGGCAAAAATCAATGCTCTCATGGATACAGTACCAGAAATACCTGAAGACATTATGGAATGGGCATATAAGCAGGCTGTAGACAGGCATTTTGCTCTAAAAGACCCTGTATCAAAGAAATTCTTCTGCTCATCGTGCTTAGAAGAATTTGATGTGAAGGATTTTAAGAATCACGACATCACTGAATGTCCTCATTGTGGCCAAACCATAGAGGTTCTAACACGTAAGAAGGATAACAACCAAGTGATTCCGATCTCATTGATTCAGCCAATTGATGAAGAGAAGTCTATAGCAAGACATTTCAGAGCATTTATCGATATCAGACCAGGGCGAGGAATTGAAGCCGATTTGATAGAAGAATCAAGAATATTCTTGTTCAAGTCGAATGAGACCCTAAAGCCAAAGAAAGGCATTGATATTTTCTACAACGCCTATATGGACTGGCAACGCACCAACCCACAATCAAGAAGATGGTATCCAGGATATCTGTACGACGCAGGCATCGAAGAAGCCCTGAAGGATACAGATTACGAGAAATGGACGAACGTATTCAAGCTGATGAGTGCAGCAGGATACAAAGTCAACTACAACGCTTTGATGGCTTGGGACGAATACGGATGTGTAGAGCTGACAGAGATGCTGTTCAAAGGACGTTTCTATCGCTTATTAAGAGAAAAGGCTGAAAGAATAAGCTATTGGGATTTTAAAGCATACGGACCACTTCAAACAGATTACGGATACGAGATAGAAGACATATTCGGCTTGGTAGATAGACAGAAAATTAATCGAATCCGAGAGCGTGATGGTGGCATTAATATGCTCCGCTGGATGCAATGGTCTGAACGCCACAAAGCGAAGATATCAGACAAGACATTAGACTGGCTCATAAACAACAAGCTTGAAGCTGAAGACATGGCCTGGACAAAGTGCAGATTTTCCCTTGAGCAGGCTATGAACTACATTGAACGCCAGCGTAAGGAATCCTATAAGGGTATGTCGGCCAAACAGGTGGTATCGCAATATGAAGATTACATGAAAATGGCTGAAAAGCTCCATAAGGACACATCGGATGCCATGATATACAAACCACGCGACCTTAAGAAATTCCATAACATGTATGTGTTGGAGATTGAACGCAAGAATGCAGAAATTAAAGCTGAAGAGTATTCAGAAAAGTACCCTGAAGCCGAAAGCGTTCTAGGGCAGATTAAAGATAAGTTTGAATTCAGCGATAAACAGTATTTCATCAAAGTACCTGAAAAGATTGTGGATGTAGTCACAGAAGGTAATTGCTTGCATCACTGCGTAGGCTCTACGGACAGGTATTTTGACCGCATCAAATGCCATGAAACATATATCTGCTTCCTCAGGAAGGTAGAAAGCCCAGAGGAGCCATTCTACACCATAGAAGTGGAACCTGGAGGAACAATCAGACAGCATCGAGGCATGTACGATGAAGAGCCTGAACTTGATAAGGTGAAGCCATTTTTGAAGCGCTGGCAAAAGGAAATCAAAAAGCGCATGAAGGACGAAGATCATCAGCGTGCAGCAGTATCCAAAATCAAGCGAGAAGAAAACATAGCTGAACTTAAAGCTAAGGGTAACACAAGAGTATTAGATGGATTAATTGAAGATTTTATGGAGGCAATTTAAATGAACGAGGTTATATATCAAAAGTCCTACCAGGACTTAAAGCAGGAGCTGGACACAGAGCTCCACAAGACAGCAGAAGGATTTGTTCGTATCGGCTACCTGTTAAAGGTGGCCAGAGATACAAGCATCCTTGAAGAAAGCCCATATAAGACGGTTACAGAGTTTGCAGAAGCAGAATATGGTCTGAATTCAACCTATGTATCACGTTTTATTTCTATCAACGACAGATTTTCACAGGATGGTTACTCAGATTGCTTGGACAGCAAATACCAAGGATATGGATATGCAAAGCTTACAGTCATGCTTCAGCTTCCGGATTCCATGGCAGAAGAACTCAGTCCTGAAATGAGTAAGAAGGAAATCGAAGCCATAAAAGAGGAATTTGACGAAGAAAAGAAGGTTTCGGACATAGAACGAGTCATTGAAGGCAACAATCCACTAGCCCACAATCTGGATGACGTAGACGAGCGCTTAGAGCTGTTGTATCAGACTGTACTAGCCCTTGGAGAGGATGAACCTGAATTATATATCAAAGTTGCAGCAGTAGACGCAGACAATCAGCTTACAGAGCTTCCTAGAATCATGGTTCCTTCAGATGTGAAAGTGTATTCAATACGAGTAATTGGAAAAGGCCGCATGATGCTGACTATCAAGGAAGGCTCAGAAGATATCTCAATCGTTAATTCAAGAAGTGGTGAAAAAGAAACCTATAGCTGGAGTGAAATTGCAGCAGCATGGGAATATGCTGGCGTATTGCAGCAGGGTAAGACACCTATCGAGAAGTGGGAGGCTCGTTATGAGAAAAAATGGGAAATTGCACCGGTGCAACAAGCTACTGAGGATGCTTCAGAACCTAAAAAAGAGACACCAAAGAAGAAAGAATCAAAGGTTACGAAAGCAAAGCCTGATAAAAAGGAACCTCAGAAGGAAGCTGAACCGACTAAAGAGGCCATTGAAGATGAACAGATAGAGGGTCAGATGAATTTTGAAGAGGCCTGCCCTGAAATCATTCCGGGTGCAACCGAAAATGATTGCAGTTCGCAAATACAACCAGAAATGATTGCATCACAAGAAGATGGGGATGAGTCACAAGAACTTGAAGAAGTATCGCAAAGACGTAGCAGCATAGTAGACATGTCAACAATTGGGGCGACCTTAGCAAAGTTTCCTGAGGCAGTGGAGATTGAACGCAAAGAGGTTATTGAGCTACTAGATGGCCTGAGAGCTGAAGTCTGCAAGGATAATATCACGAGTAACTCCATTAGAGAGCTTAAAGATAACACTGGATACTTAGTAACCAAGGCACTTGCAAACCTAGCAGAAGCTCTTTGGGACTATGAAGCAGAACTACCTGACGATGACGAAGACGAAGAATAACGGAGGTACGGGAGAATGAAAGTATATATAAGTGGTCCAATCACTGGCACAGAAGACTATATGGATAGATTCGAGAACGCTCAAGAGGAGCTGAAACAGGCAGGCTGCGAAGTCATCAACCCGGCATGGGTGAACGAGCCACTTCCTAAAAGCACCACGCATGATGAGTATATGCACGTATCCTTCGCTCTTATGGACCTGTGCGAGGCGGTCTACATGCTAGATGGGTGGGATAAATCAAAAGGCTGCAGAATGGAATTTGAATACGCAGCTCGCCATGGTCTATCAATTACATTCGAGGGAGGTCCATATGGCAAGCAAAAGAACCAGAGCGTGCGAATTTAGTGCGAAAGCCAGGGAAGAAATATATACCCGTGATAGAGGATGCATATTCTGCAGACAGGGCTACATGATGGAAGGAGCCTTCCCTGGAGACCTAACTATCTTTGAGACAATGCATTTCATCCCAAGGTCACAAGGAGGCCTTGGGATAGCCAAAAACGGAGCTATAGGCTGCAAATGGCATCACATGATGCTAGATAACGGTAACAAAGGTAATCACGACGAAATGCTAAGCATATTCGAAGATTATCTGAAAAGTAATTATAGAGACTGGGATAAGAACGACTTGATCTACAGCAAATGGTAAAGGAGGAAGCCATGTTAGAACAAAAATGTTTATCGGAGTTAAAGAACAATTGCAAAAAGGAAAACGTATCGTTTTCGAGAATCAGGGCCGCATATGTAGGAGACGGAGAAATCATCAGTGAATTGAATTCAAGTTTCTTGACACTTCCAGACGAGGAACAATTCAAGTATGCAGCAGTTGCTAGACAGGTATTCTCAGGGAAGCCTGATGAAAAGATGCTTGAGCTTGCAGCAGGGCACACCGTCTTAGAGAACGTATATGACTACGGTATAGATAATGACGCCGCAGTAAATGCTTTATTCGAAGACATCAAAAGCAATTATGCAGCAGTAGGAAGATATCTGATCATCTTGTTAGAAGATAATTACGATGTGCTTAAGGTTAATAGCGCAGGGGAGACGCTAGACGAATCAGAAGAGACCTATAGATACATAATGTGCATAATATGCCCAGTTAAGTTGTCAGATGCAGGAATTGAATGCAGCGAGACAGGAGTTACCCTGAGAAAACGTGACTGGGTAATGAGCAAGCCCGATATCGCAATGGTCTATCCAGCATTCAAGCATCGTTCAGCTGACGAGGACAGCATCATGTATTACGTAGGCAATCCTAAAGAGACTCACAAAGAGCTGATGACACAGGTGCTAGATACAGATGTTAAGTACACAATAGCCCAGCATCAGGACATCTTAGAAAACATAGTCTCAATGAATCTTCTCCACGAGAACGACCTAAAGACTACAGACACAATCATAGATGGTATTCACTTCAAGCTAGAGGCTTATATAGGCCAGCAGGGAGTAGATAGTATCAGCAAGAAGCTTACACAGGACGTCCTTAAAGAGATTCTTATCAGCCTAGGAGTCAAGGAGGTAGAAGCAAATAAGACAGCAAGCGAGTTTGCAAGAAGAATGGACGAGGATAGAGCGGTGCTGTTCTTTGATGCAAGACGCGCATCCAAGTACAAGGCTTATTTGGCCCACCAGCGTTCCAGAGACTTGCTAGAGCGCTCCAAGAACTCACTAAGTGAGATGGGGCAGCAGGACTTAGCAGACGAGATTGAAACGTACATGGAAAGGACAAGGTAATGAATCTATTACAAATATTAATCAACATGGGCATTATGATTCTAATCCTTATCGCATTAGCAATCATATTAGGCCTATCAGCATTTATAGTAGCGGCGGTGATTGAAGTTGCAAAGACTTTTGGAGGGAGAAAGCATGGCAGAAAATAAACTGGACTTTGAGCAAGTTGAACAGAACAACCTAGATAAGTTCATTGAGAAGTATTCAGACCGTTCAGAGAGGCTGAAGGATATCATAGAGCTTCTAGTGGATATGGGATACTTTGTATGTCCAGCAGCGAAAGGACATCATGGAAACCATCCTGGAGGGCTGTTTGAACATTCGGAGGCTGTAACAGAGATATTATTGGAGCTCACATCAAAGCTGGGGCTTCAGTGGTCAAGCGAAGACTCGCCGATGGTGATCGGACTGCTCCATGACCTGTGCAAGACAGACCAGTATAAATTTGAATCAGACGGGACCATAATTTGGAATAACGACCAGTTGTATGATGGCCATGGCGAGAAGTCATTGATTATGGCGCTAGATGTTATTGAGTGGCTGACGCCGGAAGAGATGGCCTGCATCAGATATCACATGGGTGCCTTCACGGACGAGAAGGAATGGAAATTCTATTCAAAGGCGGTAAATACATTTCCGAATGTCCTATGGACACATACAGCGGACATGATAGCAAGTCAAATCAAAGGCATATAAGGAGGGCGGCTATGTTGATGATGCAAGACAGTGAGGTGGTTGACAAATACGTCAGAAAAGGCGTCTCCATATCAGTGCTTGCAGATTTGAATTGCTGCAAGTCTGAAGACGTAAGAAAAGTCTTACGTGACAATGGAGTCGAGGTACCGGAACCAAGAAAACCAAAGAAGGAGAAGGATGTGAACAAGGAAAAAGAAATCAAGGAAGCCACAAAGGCAGCAGCATTTGATCAGGTAGAAAACATTAAAAAAGGAGCTGATACATCAGGACTGGTTCATGCACCTGTAGCGGTCAGGGAAGCTCTTACAAAAGAGGAAATCTACCTGACAGAGCTCATTGATGATTGCACCAAGCGCATCAATGAAATCAGAGAATTTAGGAAGCTGTTGATATGATTCAAAACGGGGGATTTGCACCGGTGCAAAAAATAAGGGAACCACCAAAGAAAGCCACCTCTATAGGCGGCCAATTGCAGCAGGATATACTTGAATACCACGAAAGGGGAAGAATATTGTGACTAAGGAAAAATTGGAACAGCTAGTAGATTTACGGGGAGAAATCATCCAGATAGAAAAACAAATTGAACGCCTGAATGAACGTGAGTGCAAAATCGTTCAGGACAAGGTTCAAGGCTCGATGAAGGAGTGGCCATACACATTCGGTAACAAAGTCATAGTAGGCTACGACGTACAATCGTGCGAAACTCAAAGCAAGAATATCCTAAAGAAGAAAAAACTCCTAGAGAAGAGGAGAAACGAGGCTGAATGCCTGGAATTGGAAATCATCGAATTTATCAATTCGATAAAGGATTCAACCATCAGAAGGATATTTTCTATGCGCTACGAACAGCAAATGACATGGGAGCAAATAGGGAATATGATGGGCTTAGACCGTACTACGGTAGAAAAAAGATGCAAGAAATATCTTGCTGATTGCAGCAACATTTAAAAGTTTCCCACAATTCCCACTCGAACCGTGCTAATATGATAGCAGGTGAAGTTGTGTTCGATTACTCCGATTACAATGTCTTACCCAGAAAGGGCATCATTCAAGAATTTGAATGGTGCTTTTTTCGTGTGAAAAAGGAGGGCTGACAGATGAGTACAAAAGGCAAAAATTCAGCCCTAAAGGGGCTGACGGAAAAGCAGAAAAAATTCTGTGAGTATTACATTCAAACATCAAATGCCACAAAAGCGGCGGAAATGGCCGGATATTCAAAGAATTCTGCTTACTCAATTGGAAATGAAAACCTGAAGAAACCCGAAATAAAACAATATTTGGATGAAGTAATGGCTCAAGCTCAGTCAGAACGCGTTGCTGAAGCGACCGAGGTACTCGAATTTTTGACTGCTGTAATGAGAGCTGATAAGGATAAGTTGGGAGTAAAGAGAGCTCCTTCTGTTCATGACAGACTGGATGCGGCAGACAAGCTAGGAAAGAAGTACGGAATGTTCGTGGATAAGAAGGAAATAGATGCTAATCTTGATCCTGTAACAATAGTATGCGACATACCAATCTCAGATGATTGTTAGTCTCAAGAGCGTAATATCGCCGCATTTCTACAGAATATTTTGGGACATAATGAAGGGCAAGCACACCCACTACAAGCTATATGGTGGCCGTGGCTCCCTCAAATCATCGTTCATAAGCATTATGATCATCTATGGAATGATGATGGACCCAAATGCTAATGCAGTGGTGTTCAGAAGAGTAAAGGATACCCTGCAAGAGTCCGTATTTGAGCAACTAATATGGGCAATAGATATCCTAGGGGTATCTAATAAATGGGAAATAAAGATGAGCCCCTTGAGGCTCACGTATAAACCTACGCGACAAAGAATAATATTCAGAGGATGTGATGACCCGAACAAAGCTAAGTCAGTAAAGCTTCGTAAGGGTTATTTTAAATTTATATGGTTTGAGGAACGTGCAGAATTCGAAGGTGAAGAGGATGAGAGAACCATTCTTCAGTCTTTGATGCGTGGCGGTCCTAAATTCGTAGTGTTCTATTCATGGAACCCACCAAAGAGCATCAACTCATGGGTTAACCAGGATGTACTCATTCCGCGAGACGACACCCTGTGTGATCATTCCACATACTTGGAGGCTCCAAGGGAATGGCTGGGAGAACAATTCTTCATTGAAGCCGAAGAGCTGAAGAAGAGAAAGCCAATGGCCTACAAGAACGAATACTTGGGAATCCCAACCGGAACAGGCGGCAAGGTATTCGACAATGTGACAATACGAGTGATCACAGAAGAAGAACGAGCTATGTTCGACAAGATAAAGCAAGGCCTAGACTTTGGCTTTGCTGCAGATCCTCTCGCATTCGAAAGAATGCACTACAACAAGAAGCAAAGAAAGCTTTATATCTTTGGCGAAGTCTACAAAGTCAATCTTTCGAACTATGCAGCAGTCAAAGAGATTAAAGCAATCAATCCTGAGAACTCATACATTAAAGCGGATTCAGAAGAGCCTAGAGCGATAGCATCATTTAATGAGCTAGGTCTAAGAGTTGTGGCAGCGAAGAAAGGTCCTGGTTCAGTAGACCATGGAATGCACTTCCTGTCTCAGGAGATAGACGAAATCATAATAGACCCATATTCAGCAGCAAACGCTGCCAGAGAGTTCAGCTCGTATGAACTTGAACGAGACAAGAATGGTAATTTCAAGGGCGGTTATCCTGATAAGAACAACCACTCTATTGATGCTGTCAGATACGGCCTGGAGGATGACATGACAGTTCGAAAGGCAAAAGTAAAGAGTAAAAAAGCCCTAGTAGGCTAGGAGGTAATGATGCATAGATTTACATATCCAGCAGCAGAATATGACGAAACACATTTGGATAAGCTGCGCATACTCAGATTAATTGAAAAGCATAGCGGATTCGCCAACGCAAAAGCGAAGAACGAACAATACTATGAAGGCAAGCATAAAACAGCCAGCATTGCAAAAGGCAAGCAGGTCACAGTTACATGCAACCATGCAAAGGATATCTCAGATACAGCCACAGGTTACTTTATGGGAAATGCCATCACATATTCCAATACTGGAGATGCAGACATTGACCCATTGCTGGAAGCATTCGATGATGCAGATGTTGATGAGACAGATGCAGACAACGCTCTTGATATGAGCATATTTGGCCTCACATACGAGTACGTGTATGCAGCAGAAGGCGATGCAAAGCCAAAGACCAAGAATGTATCACCACTAAATACATTCATTGTCGTGGATGATTCAATCGAGGAAAGAGAGCTCTTTGGAGTGTACTACTATCTCAAGAAGGATGACTCAAGAGACCTGTCGAGATACGTAGCAACAGTATGCACGGAGCACTTCATCTACGAGATGGAGATTGACACGGCTCTAAGCAATCACTTATTTGCAGCAGAAGAACCAAAACCTCACAACTTTGGCATGGTGCCTATAGTTGAGTATTTGAATAACAAGTACGCTATTGGAGACTTTGAACAGCAGATGAGCCTTATAGATGCTTATGACATCCTTATGGGCGATAGAGTCACAGATAAAGAGCAGTTCATAGATGCCATCCTGGTACTCTATGGAGCACTTCTTGGAGATGACGAAGAGGAAACAGAAGAGGCTCAAAAGGACCTTCGGAAGAACAAACTACTACAGCTCCCAGCGGATGCGAAGGCTGAATACTTATCACATCAGCTGGACGAGGATGGAGTGGAAGTCCTTAGAAAGGCCATTAAGGAAGACATCTATAATTTCTCGCATGTGCCAAACCTCACAGATGAGAACTTTGCAGGCAACTCTTCTGGTGTAGCTATGGAGTATAAGCTGCTTGGACTAGAGATGCTTACAAAGACAAAAGAAAGATACTACAGAAAGGGCCTCAAAAAGAGAATAGCTCTCTTCTGCAACTATCTTAACCTTATGGCTATGCAACAGGATGCAACAAGCGTTATTCCTACATTCTCAAGGTCGCTTCCAAAGAACCTTCAGGAGATTGCACAGACGCTCTACAATTTGAAAGACCTTGTATCAATGGAAACATTGCTCAAGCAGATTCCATTCGTAGAGGATGTTGACAACGAGATTCAGAAGGTCAAGGAGCAGAAGCTTGAATCTGTTCAGTTGCAGCAGGAACTGTTCGCAGAAGGAGCAAACAATCCTCCAGAGGATGCCGATGACGAAGACGAGTCCGAAGAGGATAACGACGATAAAAAGTAAATTGCACCGGTGCAAGAATAGAGGTGAGATAGTTGAGCTACTGGGAGAATAGAAGAGCCAAAGAGATGCATGAGGCTATGAAGTCAGCTGAAGCCACAGCAAAAGATATCAGAGACATCTATGCAAAGGCCAGTAGAGAACTCAACTTTCAGATAGCCGAAATCTATGAACGGTATCAAAATAAGTTTAATATATCCGAAGCTGAAGCGCTGATGCTCCTTAATCAGGATATAACACCTGAACGAATTAAGGAGTTATCAGAAAAGCTTGCGGAACTGAAAGGACTTGAAGCTAACGAGGTATTGAAGGAGCTAGAGGGTCCTGCATACCGTAAAAGAATTGAGAGGTTGCAGCAGCTTCAGACAAATATCGATAAAATGATGAGAGATGTCTACAAGCAAGAAAAGCTTGTAAGCACCGACCATTACATCGAACAATATGGCAATTCATACTACCACGAAGTGTTTGATATTATGAACGCCACAGGATTGGATTATTCATTCAGCTATGTTGATCCAAAGGAATTGAACCATATAGTTAATTCAAATTGGAGCGGAGCCAACTATTCACAAAGAATATGGGGCAACACCCAGGCGTTGGCTGAAGACCTGAAGACCCAATTGGCCATAGGATACCTGACAGGCAAACCTGAAAGGGATATAGCTATGGATCTAGCCAATGAATATGCTACAGGCGCAGCCAATGCAAGAAGGCTTGTGAGGACTGAGTCAGCCTATATCAGCAACCAGGCAGTTGCAGCAGCTGATAAGGACGCCGGTATTGATAAGTACAGAATATGCGCAGTCCTAGACCTGAAGACATCAGAGATATGTCGAGAACAGGATGGACAAGAATATGAATACGATGACATGGAGGTGGGCGTAAATTACCCACCATTCCATCCGTATTGCAGAACCACTGTTTTATCAGTCCTAGATGACGACTGCGTTGAAGGTCTTGCTCGTAGAGCTAGAGACCCAGTCACAGGTGAGACAAAAAAGATTCCTGCAAGCACGACCTATAAAGAGTGGTATGCAGAAAACGTGGCCAAAAATCCAGAAGCAATGTTCAATGAAAAAGTAGAGAAACGCCGAACCACTGATATTGAGCAGTATGAAAAATATAGCCGAATATTTGGCACAAAAAGATTTGGTGGTTCAATTGATGGATTCAGAGATATAAAGTATAATAAACCCGAGGAATGGGAGAAAATAAAAGCAGAAAAACAGGATACCATCAATGGCCTGAGCATTGAAGAAGTATCAAGGCTCAATGGAATGCTTGGAAATCTTGAAACGAGGCTATGGTACAAACATATGGATGAAAGCATCCCGGACATGGTT